TTTTAATTTTATAACCTCGCCGTATGGTTTGGATAATGCTTCTACGGCACCATTCTTCAAATATATTAACAAAAACCAAATGGCGAGGCATGAATTTGTTAGCTATAAACTAATAAATCCACTTATAACAACATGGGACCATAATAAATTATCATATTCTGATGCGAATGTTAATGATTTTTCAATGACTCTTCAATGTGAAGCAATAGCCTATGGTTCTGGCGCAGTAATCCCAGGGGACCCAGAAGGATTTGCTTTGGAACATTATGATTTAACACCAAGTCCTTTACAGGGTATCCCTAATCCAGACTCGGTGAGTCCATCATTTGTAAGTACAAATACTACCAATGACCCATCTACTCTAAATACCGTTATACAACAAATAAATACGTATCAAAATACACAAACATTGACGGCAGCTGGGACAACGGGTGTTGTTACTAATTTGACTATAAATACACCACCAACGGTGAATGGCTTACAGGGTATTGCATTTCCAGTAGCTCCAGCCACTACACCAACCACTCAAGCAACACCTGTTAATTTGGGGATATAATGTCAAGCAATCTACCTAATGTATTGGAAAGTGATTCAGCAATCGCTGTTAAACAATTCTTTGATAATTTTTTTAATCATCAAGTATCGTTTCCAAGTAATCAAATTGATGCCACGGTGGGGTTCTTTCTTAAACGAGATTTTGATTTAGAATCAGCCAGGTCAACAGCCATTGTGCTTTTAAATCAAGCAAGAATTGATAATGTGAATGTATTTGAATTATTGGATACTATTAAATCATTGACCAATGTTCATCTTAGCCAAATTGTTGCACAGGTATTAAATGCCTCTAGGGACAAAACTAGTCTATTGGGATATAGAATAGAACCAATAGTTAATCAATATGAATCAAGAAATATACTGGTATGAATTTCAGTAAGAGCATATACACACCAAAAAACCCACAAAAATACGTTGGTGTTGGTAAAATTTTAATGAGGTCAAGTTGGGAAACAAACTTTGCAAGGTTTTGTGATACCAACCCAGCTATATTAAAATGGGCAGCAGAACCAATGAAAATTCCATATAGAAATCCGCTAAATGGTAAACAAACTGTTTATGTTCCTGATTTTTTTATACAATATATTGATAAAACTGGAAAGAAGCATGCAGAAGTTGTTGAAGTTAAACCAGCTAATCAAACAGTATTAGAACAAGTGGGCAAAAGCCGATATAATCAAGAGCAGTATGTTAAAAACATGGCAAAATGGGAAGCCGCAAATGCTTGGTGTAAACAGCAAGGTATAAGATTTAGAGTGGTAAATGAGAATGAGATTTTTCATCAAGGTCCAAAGCGTAGATAAGTAAAGTATGACTAAAAAATTAGAAGAACTTTTTAATTTAGATGATAAAATCGAAGAAACTCCGGTAGAAATTACACCGGTAAAAGAGCATACCGAAATTACCAGCCTAGATGATAGTTATAAGGCAGTTGAAGCAATTACAAGAGATTTGCCGGTAATACGCGAACTTGATCATCTTGACGATTCTGAATTAGATACTCTGGCTAGCAAGGCAGAAAAAGCCTATGACGATCTAATGGATCTAGGCATGAACGTTGAAGTACGCTATAGTGGACGTATTTTTGAAGTTGCCGCAAGCATGATGGGAAATGCTATTACTGCTAAAACAGCAAAAATTGACAAAAAACTAAAAGCTATCGATATACAACTTAAAAAGTATAAAATCGATAAAGACAATAATGAAGATCCAAACGACATCATCAACGGTCAGGGTTACATTATTACAGATAGAAACGAACTATTGAAAAAATTGGGTCAAAAGGACTAAATACACATATGAAATCCTTCAAAGAATATCTTACCGAGAGCAAAAAACAGTACCCTTTTAAAATAAAGGTAGCTGGAGAATTGCCTGAAAACTTTGAGTCTAAACTCAAAGAAGCATTAGATGATGTTAAAGTATCTACATGTTCAATCACATCATCAACACCAATTCAATCACCACCATTAGATTTTCCACAATTACAAAACTGCGAAGTTCACATGTTTGAAGTTTGTAGTGACTATCCAATAATTGATGCAGAAATGGTAAACAGATTAAAATGCATGGGTCTACCTGAAAGCCATTTTAAAGTAAGAAATGCAAACGATCCGTCAGTAGCTATTGAAGAAGAATTTACATTAGAGCCAAGCGGCAAAGCATTATTAGATGATGGTAACTATACAGAAGCTGAAACTGTAAAAGTTAAAAATTACTTCGGTGACGACTTCAACAAAGGTTTCTTAAAAGATTTAGAAAAGACTTCTAAACAGCGTAAGAAAGAACAATCTGGGCCTAGCGAATATAAACTACCCAAGACTAAACAAGATAAGTTAGGAACTAATGCTCCATTGAGCAAGATTAGTAATCCTGACCCAATTAAAGGAAAAGCATAATGGATTTTTATAAACTACTAGCCAAGATGAACGAGTTAGATAAACCAGTGGTTGAATCTACAATTGAAGAATGTGGCGAACCAATGGGCATGTCACCAAGCGAGCCACCAAAAGCTCCTCCTAGCATGAGCATCAATGTAAATGCACAAGGACTTGATGATATACAAGAACTAATGGCATTACTAACAAAAGTAAATCCAGATATGATTAGTCAAAAGGCTCCTGCGGAAATGCCTAGCCTAACACCTCCAGGTCCAAGTATTTCTAGCATTGGCGATCTAGGCGATCTAGATAAAGGCCCTTTAAAGATGCTACCTCCAATGGACGATGAGCCAGGCGATGAACCAGGCGGCATTGAAATTGATTTAGACGGTGGTGATGAACCAAAGCATGACGAACCAGACGCTGATAACATGGGCGGACCAAGCGATCATGATGCAGATAACAAAGACGGCGATGATGGTATGAGTGTTGCCCAAGGCGATGTTGATAACGATGGTGATCATGACATGGATGATCACGAAGCTGAAAAAGAAAAAGATGAATCAGCTGGCGGATTTGATCAAGCAAGTACTTCACCTGATCCAGAATTTAAATCAGCAGATTATATGATCAATAAATTAGCCGGCGGGTTAAATAAACCAAAGACAATGCACAAACACAGTTATCGTCAAGGCGATAATCCAATGGCAATGCCAGAAAGTGACCTACGTGCTATGATCAAAGCAGAACTAGCACAACGTCTAGCAGAAGCTACAGAAAAATTCCGTAAGTAATCAGTAAAGCAAAAACCAAATAGCCTCTACGGAGGCTATTTTTTTCAGTAAATAACAGTATGGCAAAATCACTAGACGGCGTACTAATTAAAAAAGCTCATGCCCCTCAGAGATATACTCTTGAGGAAGTAAAGCATTTAGAAGCATGCATGGATCCGGTAACTGGTCCATTGTACTTCTGCAAAAACTTTTTAAAGATACAACATCCTGTACGTGGATCAATTCCTTTTGAACCCTACGAGTTTCAAGAAAGGCTAATCGAATCCTATCATGGGAACAAGCAATGTATTGCTATGTTACCGCGTCAGATGGGTAAAACAACTTGTGCTACAGGCTATCTATTATGGTACACTATGTTTGTACCAGAGTCACAAGTGCTGATTGCCGCACACAAATACGAAGGTGCGCAAGATATTATGAATCGTTATCGTTACGGATACGAAAACTTGCCCGACTTTATTCGTGCTGGTGTATATTCGTATAATAGAAACACTATTGAATACGATAACGGATCACGTATACAAGCAACAACAACTACAGAAAATACAGGTCGTGGTAAATCACTATCATTGATTTATTGCGATGAGTTTGCGTTCGTACAACCACCAGAAAAAGCCAAGGAGTTCTGGACTGCGCTGTCTCCAACACTGTCAACAGGTGGTAAGTGTATTATTACATCAACGCCAAACTCGGACGAAGATCAGTTCGCTCTTATCTGGACAGAAGCCAACAAACGCTTTGATGAACACGGCAACGAGCAAAAACTAGGAACTAACGGATTTCATAGTTTCTTTGCACACTGGGCAGAACATCCAGATCGTGACGAAGAGTGGGCACGTATTGAACGTGCTAAAATTGGAGATGAACGATTCCGTCGAGAGTTCGATTGCGAATTTTTGATCTTTGATGAAACACTAATCAACGCAGTAAAACTAGCAGAACTCAAAGGTAGTGATCCTATCCTAAATATGGGGCAAACACGTTGGTATAAAGACATCAACCCTAATGCAACATATCTAGTAGCACTTGATCCTAGTTTAGGTACTGGCGGAGACAATGGTGCAATTCAAGTATTTGAAATGCCGCATATGGAACAGGTCGCAGAATGGTATCATAATATGACGCCGATACAAGCACAAGTTAAACACCTTAGAGATATCTGTAGATACATTCAGGATCGAGGACAGGAAAAAGGCGGAAACCCACAAATCTACTATAGTGTTGAAAACAATACCTTAGGTGAATCTGCATTGATCTGTATACAAAATATGGGAGAAGATCAAATTCCAGGTTTATTCCTAAGTGAGCCAATTCGCAAGGGTCATGTACGTAAATTCAGAAAAGGCTTTAATACTACACACAAGACAAAAATAGCGTCTTGTAGCCAGTTAAAACACATGATTGAACAGCATAAAATGAAGATTCATTCTAAACCTCTAATTTCTGAATTTAAGACGTATGTAGCACACGGAGTCGGATTTGGTGCAAAAACCGGAGAACATGACGACCTTGTAAGTGCTACACTATTGATCATACGAATGGCTAGCATACTAAGTGATTGGGATCCTAAGATTTACGAAAAAATGACAGATCGTTTAACTGAAGATCAGATGCCCATGCCGATCTTTGTATCAAGCGTAATCTGATAAATATATGATGGATGCTACAAATAATATTGCTACGGATTTATTCTACAAAGTTAGAAGCCGTTTCACTGGGCTTAAACTAGGCGCCGCAACTGGCGAAGTAACTATAAATCCAGAAGAAGCTAGATTTTTTGATTTTGACTACATGGAAGAAGGTAAAACCATTGGACATGTAAGTATTAGTCTAGCAGAGAATAATTCAATGAAGGTTTATTTCAGTACAGGTATTACTGAATCGATGAACGTTCTAGAAAAGAAAAATTGGTACAAGTTTTTAAGAGAATTGCGTATGTTTGCTAAAAGACGACTCATGAGTTTTGATACTCGTGATATTACTAAGGATAATCTACAAAAGAGCGATTATGCTTTCCTTAGCCAGCACTCACAGCCACTAAGTACCGCAAACAACGAAGTTTCACCAGTCGGAGAAAGTGTAATGAACGAAAGTAATTTATATGGCTCAAGAACAATGAGCTATCAAAAGTTAGAAGATACTAGATTGATTATCAAACATAGTCATGCGCTAGCAGATGATCAAGCCCCTGGTGCAAGATCAAGAAATATCGCTGGGTTATTTGTTGAAAATAGTGCAGGCGAAAGATTTAAATATCCTTTCATCCACTTAGCAGGTGCTCGTGCTATGCAACGTCACGTTGCTAACGGCGGCGTACCTTACGATGATTTAGGAAAATCAATTATTCAAATGAGTGAAGAAATTGCCCAACTAAAGAGTTTCGGCAATTATGTAGTTCGTAATGACCTAATGAATAGCGATACTAACTCTGTAGTAGAACGTTCATCAGAACAGTTAAATCGTCTACGTGAAACAATTTCAAAATTAGCAAAACAAGGCCACTATGAGGCTTACAGAGAATCATTCCAGGCACAAGCTCCAATGGAAGTTCCTCAAGAAGTTGTAGAAGACTTTACAGAAAAGTTCACAGTTAAAAATTTTAAAGAAGACATTAAATCAGTGTTCCCAGTGTTATATCGTTTAATGCAAGAAAATAACACAGTAGGCTATGACGACATAGTCGCAATGACAACTGAACAAACAACAGAAGATAGCGTAGAAGTTATCGAAAAAACAATTAAAGATCCATTTGCTAGATTTGAAAATTGGGCAATGAATCTTGGTGAAGAGTCTGCTATCCAAAGTCAAGAACCAGAAGAACAAAGAGCGGCATTACAAAAACTACAAGAACTAGTTGGACAACATTTTCCAGCAGGCGACAGTGGTATGAATGCCATTCAAAGTTTAAAAGGAATAATTGACGATCCAAGATTAGATCAAGAAATTAAAAAACAGGCAACAGAAGAAGGCGATGACTCGTGTGTTAGAGGGTTAGTCAAGAGTTGGTTAGAGCAAAATGCTCCAGACACTGTAGGTCAATTAGACTTTGGTGATTATCAAGATGATTCCGAAGGCAGTACGCCGGCGACAGCACAAGGGGGTGAAGAAACTGCGCCAGAAGAAGTTCCACAAGAATCCGATGATAACGATCAAGATGATAGTCCTCCTTGGGATACAGACGGCGATGAAAAGTCTAACTTTAAAAAGCCTAACAATCCAAATAGAACAGGAAGAGATACTGCCAAAGCATTAGCCCAAAAAGGTATGCAGTCTAAGATGAATGTTCAAGAATTAGCAGAATTTATTCATTCATTCTATGACAAAGAGTCTGGTACATTTCCTAAAGGCCCAGAAGGTGTTGCTGTTATGGTAGGCAAGAAGTTTGGTGAACAAGCAGAAGCAGTTGCCCGTAAAATGGTAGAACGTATGGCTCCGCAACAAACTACTAGTAGTCCAGAAATTTCAGAATTATCAAGAATTAGAGAACTAGCAGGTTATTAAAATTCGTCGGCAGTACTAAAGAAATGGGCACTAGGTGCCCTTTCTTTTTGGATAAAATAAATCAAACTTTATTGTAAACTTTCCGTCTTACTAGAGCGTTATATATATACGCAGGGAAGGTTCTTTGCGTATCAACATAAAGGAAACTTTAAAATGAAATCAGTAATCGCAATTATCGTATCAGCATTCGCATTGTCAGCATTTGCCGCAGAACCAGCTAAGGCTCCTGCAACTCCTGCTCCAGCAAAGGTAGAGAAGAAAGCAGAGGCTGCGCCTGTCAAAAGTGAAACTGCTAAGAAAGACGCTCCAAAAGCAGACACAAAAGCCCCTACTACTAAGTAAGCATGAAGTAGACGATAATGATGACTTTGTTGTCGACGACGAAGTCACATTTGGTCGTAATTTAAGATCACGTGATTTTGGTAAGATTGTACATGAAGATATTATTTTATCGGATCACGTGAAATTTAGATTGTGGTTAGCCAGACAGTTAGCACTGGCAAAGCATAAGGAAAAGTGGGCATAACCCACTTTTTCTTTTTGGTAAAATACAGTCAAAAACAAACAGAAATCCTTTGACTTTACTAAATAAAAAGCGCATAATAAAACATGTGCATAAGGCATATAAAACATTTTAGGCATAACATAGGAGGCATTTAAAATGGCTACATTAGCAGAGATTCGCGCTAAACTTCAAGAAGCGCAAGGTAAGTCCACTGGTACACAAACAGGTGGCGACAACGCAATTTACCCCCACTGGAACATGCAAGAAGGCAAAGAAGCGGTTATCCGTTTACTTCCTGATGGCAATCCTAACAACACATTTTTCTGGGTTGAACGTGCAATGATTAAATTGCCGTTTGCGGGTATTAAAGGCGAAACAGACAGCAAGCCTGTCCAGGTACAAGTTCCTTGTGTAGAAATGTACAACGATGGAACAGTATGTCCAATCCTTTCTGAAGTACGTGGTTGGTTTAAAGACAAGTCACTAGAAGAAATGGGTCGTAAGTACTGGAAAAAGCGTTCTTACATTTTCCAAGGTTTTGTTGTTGAAGATCCTATCAAGGAAGATAAAACACCAGAGAATCCAATCCGTCGATTCATTATTGGTCCTCAGATCTATCAAATTATCCGTTCAGCACTTATGGATCCAGAATTGGATGAGTTGCCAACAGATGCGTTGAAAGGTCTTGACTTCCGTATTGCTAAGACATCAAAAGGTGGCTTTGCTGACTATTCTACAAGTAAGTGGAGTCGTCGTGAGCGTTCACTAACTGATGCTGAACAAGCGGCTATCGAAGCTCACGGTTTGTTTAACTTGTCAGACTTCCTACCTAAAAAGCCAACTGATGTTGAGCTCAAGGTAATGAAAGAAATGTTTGAAGCGTCAGTAGACGGCGAAGCATATGATATGGACCGTTGGGGTCAATATTTCAAACCAGCAGGCATGGGCCAAGCAACAGGTGATCCTAACAAGGCATCTTCTGTTAAAGCTTCAGCACCTGTAGCTGACGAGATCGATCCAGACGACACACCAGCACCGGTAGCAAGCACACCGGCAGCCGCTCCAGCAGGTGATGCAGGAGCCAGTCGTGCGCAAGACATCCTTGCCATGATCCGTAACCGTCAAAAGCAGTAATACTAAACATAGAGTGTGGGGCAACTCACACTCGCTTTCACACCTGGAGAACAAAATGGCAAAACTAACTAAACTTGCAAAAGTAAATGAGTCCATTACAATCAATCGCTATGACAATGCATGGATGGTTGAAATTGGCGGACGTGATAAAAAAGAAGAATGGAAGAACTCTAAGACTGTATGTAATACAGAAGCAGAACTTCTTGATGTAATTAAAGAGTGGAACTCAATGGAGTTAGATCAATAATGGCTAAAGCATTTGACATTTCTAAATTTAGAAAGTCGATTACTAAGTCTATTGACGGTCTAAGTATTGGCTTTCACGATCCTACTGATTGGGTTTCAACTAATAACTTCGCATTGAATTATCTTATTAGTGGAGACTTCAATCGCGGTATTCCTTTAGGTAAAGTAACAGTCTTTGCTGGCGAGTCTGGCGCAGGCAAGAGCTTTATTTGTTCAGGTAACCTGGTACGCAATGCTCAAGCACAAGGCATTTTTCCAATTCTTATTGATACAGAAAATGCTCTTGACGAACCTTGGTTGCAAGCATTAGGTGTAGATACAAGTCCTGACAAGTTGCTAAAGCTAAACATGGCAATGATTGATGACGTAGCTAAAACTATTGTAGAATTCATTGCTGAATACAAAACAATGCCGGAAACAGAACGTCCTAAAATTCTGTTCATTATTGACTCATTAGGAATGTTACTGACTCCCACCGATGTGAACCAGTTCGAAGCCGGGGATCTAAAAGGTGACATGGGTCGTAAACCTAAGGCATTGACAGCACTTGTTCGTAACTGTGTAAACATGTTTGGTTCTTATAATATTGGCATGGTATGTACTAATCATACATACGCAAGTCAAGATATGTTTGACCCAGATGATAAAATCTCAGGCGGACAAGGCTTTATCTATGCTTCATCAATTGTAGTTGCTATGCGTAAACTTAAATTGAAAGAAGACGAAGATGGCAACAAGGTTTCAGAAGTCAACGGTATTCGTGCCGCATGTAAGATTATGAAAACTCGTTATGCTAAACCGTTTGAAAGTGTACAAGTGAAGATTCCTTACGAAACAGGTATGAATCCGTATAGCGGACTGGTCGACTTGTTTGAAGGCAAAGGGATGCTCAAGAAGGAAGGTAATAGTCTTGTGTACACAACTTCCGATGGTGAAATCATCAAACAGTTCCGCAAGGCATGGGAACGAAATGACAACGGTAGCCTGGACAAGGTTATGGAAGACATTTCAAAACATGGCGAAAAATCCGCTTCCGGGATAACTACAACAGTTGAACCTGAAACGGAGAGCGTAGAATGAAAGACGATTTAATTGCAGATATCTGGTCATTGGTAGTTGGCCACCTTCCAGAAAAAAGCAAAAAAGATGTTGCGGCAGACTTTGTAAACACTTTGTTAGACTACGGTGTTAAAGAAAGTGTTCTAGAAAGTCTTAAAGGTGTTGACCCTTATCTAGACGATGCTATTGATTATGCCACAGATGGCGATGATTATAGCGAAGACGAAGATGATTATTACGAAGATGAGGAATAAATGAATTGGTATGATCGGGTTTCAAAAGATATTTCCACAATTCCAGATGCCGCGGCATACTACGAAGCTGAGTTGTTGGCAGCTAAGAGTGATGTAAAAGTATCAGGAAATATAGAAAGAGCCGCGGCAAATATGCCCGGCATTGTTGAAAACCGATTTAACCAACTTCAGGAAATTGAAGCAATTCTAGAATATCTAAACATAGAATTGCGTCGACTTCGTAGTCAACACTTCCGCAAGTATCTTGAAAACTATCAACGAGCTTTATCTTCTAGGGACTGTGAAAAGTTCGTAGAAGGTGAAGCTGACGTTGTAGACTTTGAAAAAATTATCAATGAATTTGCCTTGCTTAGAAATAAATGGTTAGGCGTTATCAAAGCACTTGACATTAAACAATGGCAAGTATCAAATATTGTTAAACTAAGAACAGCAGGTCTAGAAGACGCAACTCTATGAAAATAGGCATCATTGGTTATGGCTACGTAGGTACTGCAATTGCATGGGCTCACCGGAGTGACGATCTAGTTATTCGAGATCCAAAAATATCCGATAGTGCCGGTTTAGATGAATTTATCAACTGTGATGCAATATACGTATGTGTGCCAAGTCCTCCAGTGGATGTTACATTAGTTGATGGACATTGTGATACTTCAATACTTGAAAACACTCTTAAAGAATTGTTGTTTGTCGTAATAAACAAACAAATTCCTATTATTTGTAAAACTACTGCACCACCTAGTGTGTATGGGCGTCTACAAGAACAATATCCAAATATCATTCATTGTCCAGAATTTTTAACTGCGGCTAATAATATTGCCGACTATAGTAATAGTAACTATTTTGTGTTAGGTGGAGATTACGAGTGGGCAATTAAAGCTAGAGAAGTAATTCGTCACGGTGTACCTATGGTCCACGACATGTTTACAGTTGTTCCTATCAAAGTTGCCGCACTATACAAATACATGATGAATAGTTATCTTGCTGTAAAGGTAACTTTTGTAAATGAGTTTAAAGAACTTGCTGATGCCGAAGGCGTAGTGTGGGATGATTTAAAATATCTAGCAATGCACGATGATCGAATCGGTAACACTCACATGGACGCACCTCGACCAGACGGTCAATACGGTTGGGGCGGCGGCTGTTTTCCTAAAGATGTTGCCGCTATTTGTGAAGAAGCAATTGACTTAGGATTGGATTTTGATTTAATGCAACGAGTAGAAACATTAAATAAAAAACACCGAGCTAAACAACATGACTGATAGAAAAGTAACACTAGTGGTAACATCCTGTGGAAGGTTTGATTTATTAGAAAAGACTTTGATTAGTTTTTTCAAATATAATACCTACCCCATCGAAGAATGTATTATTGTTGAAGACAGTGGAAAAGTCAAAGACCTAAACTTTCTCAATGACATTCTTAAAGTACCAACTCGCTTTTTAATAAATCCTCAAAATTTAGGACAGATGCCATCAATTGATCGTGCATATGCAGAAGTAAAAACTTCTTACATTTTTCATTGCGAAGATGATTGGGAATTTTATAAACCTGGTTTTATCGAAGAGTCATTTAGAGTATTAGATGCTGACCCTAGAGTTTTTACAGTATGGTTGAGAGCACATAACGATACTAATAATCATCCAATTGAGCCAGACGTGCATCAAGTGGGAGATGTAAAATATTATTACATGGGCACAAAAAAGAAATGGTTTGGTTTCACGTTAAACCCTGGACTACGTAAAACTAGTGACTGCATGAGATTCCACCCTATTACTACATTAGAACCATTAGTAAAAAAACGCGGCGGGATGCACGTAGTACACGAAGTGGATCTTTCTGTTTATTATAAAGATGCTGGCTATAAATGTGCTATGGTATTTGACCCCGAGGGGTATGTTAAACACATTGGATGGGATGATCATCTCCCAATGCCGTGGGAGAAGTAATTGAATCCACCGTGTTTTATTATTGCATTAAAAGATAATGCTCATAGTCTAGAAATGCTCGACGAATGTAACGCCAGTGCAAAAAGAAATGGCTGGCGTGTTGAAACATTCTGGGGAGTAAATGGTACTACTATTACCGAGCAAACTTGGTTAGATGTAGGAATAACACCAAGATTAGAAAAACCCACTATGGGTAAATTAGGTGTGCAAGGTTGTTTTTTAAGTCATTATTATCTGTGGCAACGATGTGTAGAGTTGAATAGATCAATTATTATTTTAGAACATGATGCCGTTATAAATGCACCATGGCAAGATCCAAATAATGACCAATGCCTAATTAAATTACATAGAGCACATAGAACAAAAGCTAACACATACGATGAAGATTCTGGCAACTGGACAAAGTCTGGGCATGCATATTATCTAAATCCAGTTCAGGCAAATACTTTAATATTGTGGGCAAAAACTAACGGTGCATTGCCTACTGATATTTTAATTGGCGATAAAGTTTTGGACTTCAAACATCTTGAATACGAACTTGTTAGCCGCAATGAACGCAGATTGTCAACTACCCAAACGATCTGATTCCAACCAGAATATTCCTATCTTTTTACTGCCGTGGTCTCTAGTAATACACGGAAAAGATTCTAACACTTCTGATCTAGACCAATCATCTTTAACATGCTCTTCGTATGGGTTGCCTTCGTGCTCGCCTTGAGGGAAATGCTGAATAGGTATTGATATTAAACAATATTTTGAATGTTTGAGCGCAGATTTGACTAATAGTTGGCTTTCTTCTTTAGTCATATGTTCTAATACATCACCAAAAATTACTAGATCAAACTTAGGCATTTCGTCCCAGTTTAATTTTCTAGCATCTTCATTGATAACTTTTTCGTACAAAGTTTCAAGATTGTATTTGATGATATTTTCTTTCCACACTTCAACACCCCACCATGTTGCATCTAGGGCAACATTGAATTCGTTTTTCATTAGAAGCGGATATGTACCTTCCCCGCACCCTATGTCGAGTATGTGTTTAATATCAGTGTGTTCGGCAATCCATTCAGCTGTTTTGGCTTTGCCATGATGGGATGATGTTGGCATAGTTCTCTCTTAAATAATATGCTAGTATTTAACCATAAATAAAACTATGAAGAAAATTGTAATTGTATCAGGCGGATTTGACCCCATACACTCGGGTCACATAGAATATCTAAAATCGGCGTCATTGTTAGGCGATATGCTAATTGTAGGAGTCAACAGCGACCCGTGGTTAGTACGGAAAAAAGGACAGGCATTTATGCCCATTGAAGAAAGGCTAGCTATTGTTTCTGCAATTCAGTGCGTATCCTTTGCTGTAGGGTTTAATGATGATGACGGTAGCGCCAAGCAACTGATTAGAGATGCTAGACAAAAGTTTCCAAATAATCCAATAATATTTGCCAATGGCGGTGATCGCACACAACAAAATATTCCAGAAATGGATATCATTGATGATAATCTAACATTTGAATTTGGTGTCGGTGGCGAGCATAAAATGAATTCTAGTTCTTGGATTTTACAAGAATGGAAAGCACCTAAGACAGAACGTCCTTGGGGGTATTATCGTGTGCTACACGAAGTACCAGGCATGAAGGTTAAAGAACTTACAGTCAATCCAGGTAAAAAATTATCAATGCAACGACATCAACATCGTGCTGAGTATTGGATTGTTAGTGAAGGCACAGCAGTGGTAAACAGTAAGATGACCAGTGGATACAGCATGCCATCTGTTACTTTAAGACAGCACGTTGAATATCGAGTACCAAAACACGAATGGCATCAACTTACTAATCCAGGCACAGATCCTGTAAAAATTGTAGAAATACAATACGGAGACCAATGTGTCGAAGAGGACATCGAACGAGATGAATAATTGGATATTCCTCAGCAAAGAAGGTCGTGATGAATATATCAATATGTTTGCTATTGGGTCTAATAGTCGTGTAGTATCAACAGATGAGTTTAATTATGACGATGCTCCAACAGATCCTATTGTTTTAAGAGGCATCTTAAAATATAAAATTATGAAACGTTGTTGGGAACAAGGCCGCGATTTTTATTACATGGATACTGGATATCTTGGCAATCAAAAGAATCCTCTGAATCCAATGGGGTGGAAATTTTATCATCGAGTTGTAAAAAATAATTTACAACACGGTGAAATTGTAAAACGTCCAGGAGACAGATTTGAACGTTTACAAATTCCTATCAGCCCTTGGAAAAAAGACGGTCGAAAGATTTTAATTGCTAAACCAGACGAAAAGCCTTGTAGGTTCTATGACATAGATTTAGATATGTGGCTTGAACAAACAATTGCAACAATAAAACAGCATACTGATCGACCAGTTGAAGTTAGAGCAAGAGCACATAACAGAATTGATCGAATTGAAAACGATACGTTAAAAACCGCATTAGATAAAGATGTATTTGCACTAGTTACGTTTAATAGTGTTGCCGCAACCGAAGCAATATTACACGGTATACCAGCGTTTACTCTAGCACCTGCAAATGCCGCAAGTCCTGTAGCATTACAAGATTTAAGTAAGATTGAAACTCCGTATTATCCGGATAAAGATAAGGTATATGCCTGGGCATCGCATCTTGCATATGGTCAATATCATGTTGACGAATTAAAAAATGGAACCGCTTGGAGAATGTTAAATGAATCATGATGTATTGCCAATATTTGTTGGCTACGACTCTCGGGAAGATATCGCATATAAAGTTTGTGAATTTTCAATATATAAAAATACGCCAGCGGCTGAAGTAAAGCCGCTTAAACAAGAAGCCTTACGTAGAGAAGGACTGTATACACGTGGTCCAGACCCACTAAGCTCAACAGAATTTACCTTTACAAGATTTTTAATTCCACACATTATGAATTATAATGGATGGGCATTATTTTGTGATTGTGATTTTGTATGGGACGGTGATATTGAAGAAATTTTCCGACAGGCCGAAGACAAGTATGCTGTTATGGTTGTTAAACATGATCATAATCCTAGCAATACTACAAAAATGGACGGAGCAACACAAACGCAGTATCCTAGAAAGAACTGGTCAAGTATGGTTCTATGGAATTGCGCACATCCATCAAATAAAAAACTAACATTAGAAGAAGTCAACATTCAAACTGGTCAATACCTACATAGATTTTCTTGGTTGTCGGATGAAGAAATTGGAAAATTGCATCCTAGATATAATTTTTTAGTAGGGTGGAATAGAGAACAAGAACTTGGAAAACCTTTTGCATATCATTGGACTGAAGGCGGACCGTGGTTTGATCAATATAAAAATTGCGAGTACAGAGATTTATGGTTCCAGTATCTTATGGACTATGCACAAGAGGTTGGCCTAAATCATAAACAAGAAAATACTGCCATTACGTGGGTAACATCCTTGTCGAGAGATTATTATAATGAAGTTGCCGGTCTAACATTGCCTAGCTGGGAAAACTTACCAGGAGATGTGGTATTTGTATGGGACGACAAACCAATTGATATGGGATTTGGAAAAATTACAAAATTTTGGGATATTGTTAGCCCCAACGATCCATGGATGGAAGAAGGCATGGGCGGCACAAAAGCAGATCGATTCTGGAAAAAGAGCCGTGTGCAAATTTGGGCGGCCAGAAAACTTAAAGGTCTTGTAATATGGTTAGATGCCGATGTTATGGTAACTAAAAAATTATCAAAGTCACGTGCTATTGAATTATTGCATCCAAGAACTGAAGTATGGGGGACATTGAATTGCGGTGATGACCACCCATCAAAAGACTATATAGATACTGGAGTCGTAGCATTTAATTCTAAACATCCTGACTTTGAAATATTTATTAGAGATTATTCTTTAATGTGGTACGATGGAAGAATTTACAAAGTTCCGCAGCCATACGATCACTATGCTGTGACTGAATTAAAGAAAACTTGGCCATTACGTACATATGTTCCACATTATAGTAATTGGCAAACAATTCCTCAAGAAGCTATCAATCGAGTAGCTATGGAAAACAGTACTCTAAAAGATTATTTTGTACACTATCTTGGAATTGATAGAAAAAATTTATTGAATCAAATAAATGGTCGTGCTGTTAAAGAGAAAAAGAAAAAATGAAAGTAGTTTCGTATCTTGCGTGTTTGCCGCCTAACAACAAAAATCAAGAGAAGGGAGAAATCCTTTCTCGGTATGCGGCTGGAGTAAATCGCATTGCAGGCGATACTGCAATTCTACATCCTACAATGAATTTAATCGATGCAGATGTTGCGATGATGATTGGTTGGGCACACGAAGATGGAAAAGATGTTCCTCATATCAAATTTAGACGACAAATTGTCGAGCATCAAAAACGTATGGGCAAACGCTTACTACTTGCAGATAGTAATTTGTTTTTATACAAAGATAAAACTAATCCTTGGCACTATCTACGATACAGTTTTGATGGTGTTTTTCCTAATACTGGAACATATTGCGACACAAACATAGATCCTATGCGTTGGCAAAAGTTAGCCAAGAACAGTGGTCTACAATTACACGACTATAGAACAAAAGGCAATCATATCTTATTGTGCCTGCAACGCAACGGTGGCTGGTCAATGGGGGATTACAATGTTGTTGACTGGACCGCATCTACAATTAAAGAAATTAGAAAATATTCTGATAGAGAAATTGTTATTAGAGCTCATCCGGGAGATAGAAGTTCTAGAAATTATCTAAGTCCTGCAAATCTAATGCAAAAAATAAACATGGCAGACAATATTCGTTTATCAAGAGA